CTTAGATTTTTTGATAGAAGTATCTGACCAACTCTTTAAGTTTTCAAATGCGTTCATAGTTAAAGCTAGAGGAGATATAAGTGAATATTTTCCTAGCGATTTGTCTGCCATAAATGCTAATCAAACCATTGTAGGCTATTACTTAATACCTACAGAGCAAGTTAGAATACTAAGAAATAAGCATAATAGGCCTCAAGCTTATCAGCAGGCTACCGATCCACTGACCTACTCTCCAAATGACAAGGATCCAGTTTGGGCAGCCGATAGAGTTATCCATTTACACTTTGACAGAAAGACAGGCAGAGCATTCGGTACTCCATTTTTGTCTAATGCGCTAGATGATGTTGTGGCACTAAGGCAAATGGAAGAGGATATACAGAACCTGGTTCATCGCGAGCTCTTTCCTTTATATAAGTATAGGATAGGAACTCCAGAGCAGCCGGCAGAGCCTGATGAGATATCTCAAGCCGCTTCAGAAATAGAAAACATGAGAACAGAGGGTGGCCTGATCATACCTCATAGGCATGACATAGAAGTGGTTGGCGCTGGCGCTGCATCTCTTGATGCCGGTGGCTACCTTGATCACTTTAAGGAAAGAGTTGCAGTAGGCCTTGGTGTCGCACCGCATCATTTAGGTATGTCTATGAATGGTGGGAATAGATCTGTTACCGAAAGACTAGATACAGCTCTTTATGATAAGGTTAAGCAAATGCAAAAAATGTTTGCAGAGCTGATCAGGGTAAATGTTTTTAACGAGCTTTTACTAGAAGGCGGCTTCGATCCAGTTGTAAATCCATATAGTGATTCTATATCAGATAGATGCTATTTTAAGTTCAATGAAATTGATGTTGATACTCAAGTTAAAAAAGAAACTCATGTTGTTCAGAAATTCGTAAATTCTATGATTACACTTCCTGAAGCCAGAAAAGAACTTGGAATGGATCCTGAGTATGATAAAAATGAGCTTTTCACCGCTATGCAGGCAGATATACAAACACAGATGCAGTTAGACGTTCAATCAGGTAGAGACGCTCAGATGGACTCTGATAAACAGCAGTCTTCTACTGGTGGAGCCTCGAATCTACCTAATAAAAGAAGAGGTCCAGGGAATACTGTAAGACCTGCAAATCAGCAGGGTAGAAAAACATCTCCCGACATAAAGAGGTCAGATGCAAATTTATTATCACTAGTTGAAAATCTTTTAGAAGAAGAGTATACTGTAATATATTCAGAAGAAAGTGAAAGTGAGTAACACTGTGAAGATTACATTAGATGAAGGTCCTTTGAGAGAATACGCCAGGACAGATGATGCAGTAAAAGCCTTTAATTTAGCAGTTGCTAATGGGCAGGCAAGATTAGCTATGGAAATGTTGGTTCCAATCATAAATGCCATAACTGCAGATAATTATCTGGATCCCAAAGAAGAGATTAGTGAAGCACCTAAGGCTGAAGCAGAGCCAGTGAAAAAAGCCTCTAAATCGGTTACACCTAAACCACGTGAAGAGGAAGATCAAAACCTAGAAAAGTAAGATGAAACTACTTATAGGATGCCCCATATATAAAAGGGATTGGATTTTTGATCATTGGATGGCCTGCATAATTAGGCAATCAATTAACATTAAAGATATAGGAATTATATTTGAAGCATCATCTAATGACGCAGCCACTCTAAAAAAAATAGAACTTTATAAATCTCAGGTACCGTTCGCATATTTTAATGTAAAGATTAGAGAAGATCTTCCTCATTTTGAACATAAAGACAATGGTAGGCAGTGGACATTGTCAAAGTATGCAAACATGGTTAGTTTGAGAAACTCTCTTCTTGAGTCAGCTAGAGAGTTGAATCCAGATTTTTATTTTAGTTTAGATTCAGATATTCTTATACAAAACCCTAATACATTGGAGCTTTTGATGGGCCACATCAAAGATGGCGCAGATGCAGTAAACCCGCTTATGTTTATGACTCCTGTTGGAACACAATTTCCGAGTGTTATGACATGGAGGGATGACAAGCCAGAGAAGGCAACAAGGAAAGATGATTATCCTATAGGTTCATTTTTTGAGGCAGATGTAATAATGGCCGCAAAGATGATGTCCAAAAGTGTATATAAAAATGTGAACTATGATATACATCTTCAGGGGGAAGACCTGGGTTGGTCATTGAACGCAAGAAGCAATGGATACAAACTCTTTTGTGCCTCGTATATATACGCTCCCCATGTGATGTCACCGCTAATGTATGAGGATTTTTTAAAAAACGGTGATGCTAGGAAAGAAATGTATCAATTAGTATAAATTCATATAAATTTGTTCAATGTTATTAAAACCAATTTACTATACTAACTGACTTAGGTTAATAAAGGAAGATATTAGATGTCATTCGATTTTGTAGAAAACTTTACCGTAGAACTTCCAGACTTTTCTAAATTAGAAACAGATTTTTCGGAAAGCTTTAATTCTAAGCAAGGCCTTATAATAGAGGTGGCAGCGATCCACGAAGGATTGACCGCTAATTACAACAATTATTCAGCAGAAGAGCTTGAGAAAGCTCTAGAATCCTGGGTTGAGCCATATCCTAAGCCAATAATACTTAATCACGATCTTTCTACTGAGCCTATTGGCAGGGTTATAGCTGCCAGAATGGATAAGGAATCAGATGGTTCATCTTTCGTGAGACTCCAGGTTGCTGTGACTGACCCAGTTGCAGCTCAAAAGGTTATGGATAAAAGATATTTGACAGGATCTGTTGGCGGTAGAGCGTCTAAAGCGGTCTGCAGCATAAGCGGTGAAGATCTTGCGCAAGAAACAGAATCTGGAAGGCCTAAGATGGCCAAATACCGTAGAGGTCAGGTCTACAAAGGGAAGCTGGCATATATAGATATGCAAGATATTTCTTTTAAAGAATATTCTTTTGTTAATCAGCCAGCAGATCAAAAGTCTGGAGTTAGGTCAACTAAGTTCCAGGACGGAAATGCCGAGGTAGCGGCTACAGACTCTTGGGTTGCAAAAAGCTCAGCTTTTGTACTCCACATGGATAATGAGGACATTATTTCTGTAGAGGAAAATGAATCAATATTAAAATCCATGAAAAAGAAAGACAGCAAGACAACTTATCTTCGTACTAAGGGGGCATTTTTGTCCGCTGTAGCCATTCATGAAAGTGAAAGTGATGTTACAAATAGCGAAACATTACTATCTAATGAAGATCTTGAAATAGAAAAGTCTGAGGAGAATTCAACAATGGACGATATTACCAAAGATGACGATATTCTAGCGGTAGCAACAGGCTTAAGTGAGGATTTGTCAAATATAGCTTCTTCGCAATCAGCTGAAGAGGCAGAGGGTGCTCCAGAAGAAGAGGCTGTATCAGAGGAAGCTTCAGAAGAAGTGGATACTGAAGTGGCTGAAGCTTCTGACGAAGAAGCAGCCGATGCAGCAGATTCGGATCCCCAAGAGGGCGAAGAGGAAGCAGCTGCAGAAGAAATCTCTACTGACAATCCAGAAGAGGCGGATGTACAAGATGTAGATTCCGAAAATGCTGGAGAGCCAGAAGAGTCATTAGCCGAAGAGGCTGATGAGGTTCAAGAAGTGACCGAAGAGGAGAGTCTCACCGCAGAAGAAAGTGCTGATGAGCAAACCGATGAGGATCAGTCAGGCGCAACAGCCCTTCTTGAAGAAGAGATTCAAAGCCTTAAGGCTGAGAACTCCAAGCTCAAAGCAGCATTGCACATGACTCTTGTTGAAAGAGTTGTGGATACCAAGGTTGCTCTTGGTTTAGCTGAAGCAGAGCAAAGAGAAGCGCTTATTAACGAGCATGCCTCAAGAACAGCGTCATCTCTTGCAGATAGCCTTAGAGATATGGCTACAATGCCAGCAGCTAAAGGAAAGAAAACTGTTGATACTATTGAATTTGATGTTGATACAGCTCAGGTGAATGAAGAGGTTAATGTTACTACACTAGATGTGGAGGAGCAGGAATCCGCTGATCCTGAAGATTCTTTCGAGCAAGTTTTGGTCGATACTCTAATGGGCAGACGTAAACTCTGAAAACTAAGGAGAAAATAAAATGAGTTTAGCAAAATTCCGTAAGGTACATAGCAAGACCGGTGCAGGTCGTTTCGTAGTTTCTGAGGGTGTAGCCCCCAGCGCCTACCTACTCCCTGACCAGGGTCTTCCCACTTGGTACTATGACAGTGAAGATGATCGCTTTGAGATCGTAATCACTAAGGGTACAATTCTTTCAGTCGTTGCCGACTCAAATGGTGATGCAAGAGTTGTCCCCGCTAACGGTACCAGCAATAGCACTACTTGGGGCGACACAATGAGTGGATGGGATCCACTGGATGGCGCCACTCCAAGCTCCAGCAGCGGCTCAACTGATACAG